GTCAGTGTAAAGCTGACTTCTGCTGCCGCTGCCAAGGCTGCTGCATTCATGGTAATCTGACCTGACACTTTGTCTAGAGTAGCTCCAGTGCTTTTGCTTGTGGCTTGTGTTACTGTGCCACCAGCACCTGTACCATATCCTATGCCAGCAGTGGCGCTGGTAGATTTAATAGATGATGCTGAAGTGATCGATGAAGCTGAAGTAATTGCATTGGTGAACAAGCTCAGGGGACGATTCAGATCAAAGATGGTTATAACAGTTCCAGAATCAACTGTGGAGAATTCAAATTGATAAGTTCCGGTTGCTGCAAAAGTAATTACGTTGGCAGCGTATCCTTGAATGCCTGTAGTACCCAGGCTAACCGCAGCGGGCAGAGTCAAGGTGTATGCGGTGTTGGTAATGGCAATACTCAGTCTGATTATGCCTGCTGAACCAGTGACTGGAAAATTTGTGAAACTTAGACTCACAGATCCTGAGGTGGTAATAGATTGAAACTGACCAGCAGCATAATCAATTGCAATTGATCCAGATGTGGCAGCCACCGCCAAATAAGTGTAACTCACATCTTGCAGTTTCACAGCTGAAATCAACCCATCGTTCATGTTGTTGTCCAGAGTAGTACCAGCCAGGGCCTGTTTCAGCACTGCTTTGTTTTGTAGGTCAGTGATTTCCTGGGCAGCATACTGGAAATTGGTTGCAGTTTCTGTAAAGTTTGATCTAAAGCCCTGTGTGTTGTTGGGCACACCGGGCACTGGATAATTACCGTCGATGTTGTTGGGGTTGATTTGGCTGGTCATTGATTGTGTCCTCGTTGTAGATATTTATTCCCAAAGGGTCTGCGCTAAATAATACAAAGGTCCATTGAGATGCAAAAAAAGACACGCAGTATACTGGAAGAATTAGACACGTTGTATGTGGAACGGGATCGCCGTTTGCTGATTGAAAATCGTGCCAGTAATCTTATTGATTCTGCCATACGACTGCTGGAACAGATTGATTCAGAGTATTCTTCTGAACAAGCAGACAATCTCACTAGAAAACTGCTGAATGCTATTCGCACCAGAGATTCGGGCAAGTTTTCAAGATCAGTCAGGAGAACTCATGCAGATTCGTGAAATAATTCAGCGATTAAATGAAAACCTTCTGGGAGCGTTTGGGTCAGGATTTGCACAAGGTGCTGGTATCAATATGCCCGACACAGGTGGTGCAGGTACCACAGTCTCTGCGTATGGAGATGCCAGACAAAAAGCAGCAGCCCAGCAAGCTCGACCAATGATTGCACTAATGGCCAAACAAGAAATGCAGGCCTGGAACGTGGCCATTGCTGACATGCTCAAAAAAGAAAAAGTGCAAGATCGCAAACAATTGTCCACAGCATCCAGGAGTGAACTTGAAAGAGATCTTGACACTAGGCTACACAAGGTACTCATGCGTGGATCTGCTGGTACTGATTATGCACAAGGGTTGCCTGCCAACGTGGACCAACTGTCCCAGCCCAAAGCCAAGGCCTTGGTTGATCGCTTGACCGCAGCCAAGCAAGACATTTTGAATTTTGATCAGCCAGCCACAGCAGCACAACAACTGGCACAATGGCAAGCTCTGAGTCAAACTGCCTATGACGCTATGTCGTTGACACAATTCTATCCAGACAAACGTCGCATGATGTCTGGAACCATGCCCAAGATAGTGGCAAATCCTGGCGGCGGCTACAACATTGGATCTTATAAATTAACAGGCGACCGTGTGGACCAGTTGATTATTCAAAAAATACAAGCAGAACTAAAGACAAATCCTAAGGCAGACCCTCAACTGAAAGCAAATAGAGACGGATCAATCAACATTGGTGCACAACGTCTGGACCCCAGAAATCCTGATGAGGCCATAGCAATTGAAAGAATAGAATCTGCAATGGGCAGCTCTGCTCCTACTGCTCCGGGACCTACTGCTCCTGCTGCTGCTCCTGCTGCAACACCAACTGCCAATCCAGCATCATTCAATGCTCAAAACATAAAGAACTTGCCTGGAATGGGCACACAAACCTCTGCGGCAATGGGCAATATGGCCAACCAACTTGCAAGAAGAACAGCGACTGCAGAAAGCAAACGCAGATGAAACTACTAGAAGGCGGCAACGTGTTCAAAGACGCTGCCGGCAAACCGGCCACCCAGCGTATCAATCAAGCAGATGTGCCTGCTACCATTCGTTGGGTAGAAGGTGTGTTGGGCATGCAGTTTCCACAGGATCGTTGGCTAGGCTCCACAGGCCGTGCTGCCACCTCAGGTGATCTTGATCTAGCAGTGGATCTACAAGACGCTACCAAAGATCAAATTGCAGCAGCACTCACACAGTATGTGCAAAAGAACGGCCAAGATCCAAGAGACTGGGTGCGCAAAGGTGGCGAAGTGCACTTAAAGACTCCCATTGCTGGCAATGCTCGTAATGGCTTTGTGCAAACAGATTTTATGTTTTTTGACAACGTGGAATGGGGTACATTTTTCTATGCTGGCGGCACAGACTCGGCCTATAAAGGTATGGTGCGCAATGTACTAATGTCAAGCCTGGCCAAGCATCTGGGACTTCGAGTGGGCGCAAATGGCATGTTCAGCAGAACAACCAATCAACTGGTGCGTGATGGCCTCGATCCTGACTATGTGGCCCAGATTTTGCTGGGTGCAGGTCGAGATCGAGACGATTTAAAAAACGTAGAAATCATCTATCAAAATCTAGCTCGTGATCCTGAGCGTGATGCCAAACTAAAAGACTTTCGTGAGTATCTGGCTCGTGAAGGACTTGCAGAACCCGACCAGGCAGTGCAAGAAAGTGATGTGAATTTTCTAGCTCGCTTGAGAAATCGCATTGTGAATCAAGGCATGATGCCATTGGTTGAAGCACCAGACACAGTGCAAATGATTGCCGAAGCTGAAGCAGCCGGAGTAGGCGGCAGAGCCAAAGGCATTGAACACCTGGAAGATCTTGTGTTCCGTCGTGGCACACAAGGCATTCAAGACGCTCTGACCATTGTGCAGCAGGCCATTGAGCAACCCTCTACTGTCACTGCCAAATGGGACGGCAAGCCTGCTGTGATATTTGGACGTAAGCCGGCCACAGGTGAGTTTGTGCTCACAGACGGATCAGGATTTGAAGCCAAAGGATATGACGGTCTTGCCACCAGTCCCAGAATGATGGCCGACATACAAAGCCGACGGTCCGGCGATCGCACAGAATTGATTCAGTTATATGCTCAGTTGTTTCCTGTGCTGGAAGCAGCACTGCCTGCAGGATTCCGTGGCTATGTCAAAGGAGACCTGTTGTACATGGACACTCCGCCTGAAGTGTCTGGTAACTATGTGTTCCGTCCCAATACTATTGAATACAAAATTCCAGTTCGAAGTGCCTTGGGTCAGCGTATTGGTGCCAGCAAGATTGGCGTGGCTATTCACAGCATGTACAGTGATATGGGTGAACCACGTCAGCCCTTGCGTGGTGTGAGCTTTAATCCTGTGCCCGGACTCATGCTGGAACGTCCAGCAACTCCCAAACAACTTGAAGTTGAACCGGCCTTGGTCAAGCAACTAAAAGCCCTGGTTCGATCAGAAGGTGCTGCCATCAACACCTTGTTTAATCCTGCAGAACTGCGAGCCAACAAGATCACAGACTTGGCCAAACTGGCAGTGGACTTTATCAATACCAAAGTGGGTGCACCGCTAAATCCTGCTACCTTGCTGCCTGAGTTTGGTGACTGGCTACAGACCCGAGTCACCCCGCAAAAGTTCCGCAACATTGTGGAATACCTGCAGAGCCCTACCAGCAACACTGCTGCGCTGGCAGCAGCGTTCACAGCATTTATATTGCTGCACGATCTCAAAATGGATCTGCTGCGTCAAGCAGATGCACAACACCCTGGCCAAGAAGGCTGGGTAATGGCCACTCCTGCAGGCTATGCCAAGGCAGTGAACCGCTTTGACCCCAATGCGTTTGCTGCTCAAAATTGAGCACAAAACAATCCCAAATCATGATTTTTTTGGATCCGACATAAATAAAAGCAAGGCAC